CTCTAATACAACTGTATATCCATATCTGTCCGCAAATGCGGTTCCAGTTTCTGCTGTTCCTGTTTGGAGTGCTAAACCGAAGTCCTCACCCAAATAGAAAATATCACCTTCATTTGTCTCAACAAACACCTTTAAGTTAGTGTTTTGAGCCAAGAGTTTAATTTGGTTTCTTGTAGATTGTTGTAGTTTTAGGAATACTAAATTGACTACTTGATTATACACTACAGTTCCATTCTCTAAACTCGCTTGGATTGTCTCAACAAAGTTAGATGTATTCTTCTCAACTTGGAACTGATAAACAGTCCCTCCAGTAGCACCTACTGTTAGGATTTCTTGGTCGCCGTTTTCAGTTGTGCCAGTTACGCAACCAGCAACTACATAGGCGGATTTTATCCCCCCAACTGCGTCCCTACAGCCCTTACAGATATTACTACTCGTAAAACATGATGAAAAACTCATAACTTTTGTTTTTTAATTTTTTGACTTTTCAAGTCCGTTTATTTTTATGTTAAACCATTAGTGATTACGAAGTTAGGCCATGCTAATTGAACGCCTATCTTGAAATTACTTCTCAATCTTACTTCGTCAAAATCTACAGAGTAGAACATCTTTAGATTATCCATGTCGCTCATTAAATCCACCCCAGCAACGGCATAACCCGCATTCATTAGGACTACAAGATTTGAGTTTAATAGACCTCCTACAGGATGAACTAAAATGTTAGTTGCTGGATGGAATGTCTTGAAATCTTCATACGACCCTTCAGGATTGAAGTGGTAGTAGTTCGCTGTTCTATAGTTGATTAAATATTTTCTATAGTTTGCGTGAGACATGAATACAACCCAGTCGGTTCTATTTACAACATCATCTGGGATTTGCTCAATAAGAGCATCAACTTGCGCTAATGCTGTAGTTGAAGCGATTGGTGATTGACCTGGAACTACAATACCGCCAGTTACTGTTTGAGTATCAGCAGTTGTTCCACTTACGCCTCTTACTAATTCCTTGAAACCAGAGAAACAAGTTGTCGCTGAAGAAGCACCCCAGATTTGATTTTCTACATACTGACTGATTTGGGCAACCTTTAATTCGCTAATTTGTTGCTCAAAAGGAACAGTTTCTGGTGTAGAACCAGGAGTTAGTAATTGACCTAACCAGTAGTTGTTTAAGTCAGCAGGACAAAGTGTCTCATTCACTTTATACTGGCACACAGTAATATCTCTCTGTGTGTAGATTGTTGAACCTGATGGAGACCATCCACAAGTTCCGTCTTGAACTTCAAGGTTAGAGTTTAACAGGTTGATTGCTTGAGAGCCTTTAACGCCTGGTTGAACTTTAATCAACTTGATAGTTTCACTTTCCAAAATTGCTCTTCTAATCAATTCACCACCAACTTCGTCTGTATATGTAGATAAAGATGATAAATTGAAATTGAAGTCATACTTTTTGTTTGCCATAACTTTAGTTATTTTATTTTATTTAATTTATTTTTTAGAACCTTGCCTGATAGAAACAAGTTGAGAGATGTAATCATCTTTCGCTTGGTTTAATTCAGTTTGGATTTGGTTTTTGCCAACTCTTAAAGGTTCTCCCGCTGGTTCTTTAGCGAACTTGGAGACCTTCTTTTTCATTTCTTCTTGGTCTGCTACAACAGCGTCAATCTTATCTTTGATTTCGCCTAACACAGCCATAATTTCCTTCTTGAAACCTTCCATATTGTCGTTGCCTTGAGATAAAGCAGGTGTAGTCATACCCATCTCTTCTTCAACTTCTTCCATATCTGGTTTAGAGAGTTCAACATTTTCTCTCTCGGTGATTTTTCCGTCTTTAGTGATAATCTTGATTAGCACTTCCTTACCTTCTGTGTCTTTGAGTTTTAACTCGTGCTCACCATCGGGTGCTGGTTGTTCTGCTCCATCAGGACTAACAATTTTAACTTCTTCACCTACATCAAATGTTGGGGATTTTACTACCGTGCCATCTTTTAGCATCGCTTCTACGAAGTTTTGTTTTTGTTCCATATTGTCGTAATTTATTTTTTGGACTAATCCGTCCTTGATTGTTATTTTGGTTGTATCTTCTAACTCAAACTCACCATCAGGTGCTGGTATTTGCCCGTCTTTATTTATGATATAAATAGGCTCACCAACACTCAAATCACCTTCAGTAATGATTTCATTACCGTTTTCTTTGATTTTATAGGAGTTGAACTTATACAATCCAAGTAGTTTATTTATTCTGCGTATAGCATCTTGGTAATTCATCATACAAATTGTTTTAGGATGTCTTTGATTTTTTCAACTATTGCGGTGTTGTCTTTATGGAACTTTGCCTTCTCAAGGAAATAACCTTGAACTGAAAATCCATTTAACTTACCCTCTTTAACCTTGTTCCATATAGCGTCATCTTCTATCTTCATAGACACCATCCAAGTTCCTTTAGGATAATTCATACCGAATACTTGTTGTTTATCGTGCTGTGGGTCATCAACTATCCAACTCTCAACCACAGATACTCCATTTAGAAACTTCCGTCCATGCTCAACATTTGTTTTGTCTAACAATTTCTCAATCATGAACTTCTGTTGTAGTTTTTTAATGGTCTCTTCAGTAAAATACACATAGTATATTTCACCAGTAATTTCATTTCTTCTAATAATCATCTTATCAGGAACCATAGCAGGGCCTACAACCATTTTTTCCTCCATAGAAAACACAGAAAAACTCATCTCGTTTCTAATGGACTTTAATTTGTCTGCTGCCCAATTTATTCCTGTCGTTCCACCCCATCCTAACCAAGCGACATAACCTTTGTCCTTCCAAGGCGTATCCTTGAACTCGGGTGATACTTCGCTATTCTTTTTATGTCTTTGGAAACCAGACATTCTGGCAATTGTTTCTTCACTTATCTTCTCACCCTTACATAATTGATTGGCTCTAATCCAACCTACTTGCGTCATCCCCTTTACTTCGTCTCCATATTCTTCCTTCCACTTGATGGCTTTACAAGCATTATTCTTTACTGAAGTTGGGTAGTCATCGTAAGATTGGAACTCTTCCTTCATCATCTCTAAAGCCATCTTTACAGGGACACAATTAGGGTCTCCATTATCTTTGAGACCTATTGGTTCATATCCTTCCCAACAAGCATCTTCCAAACCGAAATTATCCATAGGATTATCACTTCCACCCACATCATCAGGTTCTTCACCATTATCTGTGATATAACTTGTTTCATCTTTTGGATGAGCCTTACAAGGCATAAACAATTTTTTATCTCCGTAAGAATGTTCGTGGGAACCTTCACAACCAATCAACATAGCAATTGCTTCAGCGTCCTCTTGTTTCTCAAAAAGAGGTAGTGATGCTAATACAGGTTTTTTGACTGGTTTTTTGATTTGTTCCACATAAGGTGATAAAGCAGATACATCAGGATTTGATGCTGCGAAACCTGTTCTTGGTGGGGTATTACCAGCAGCGATTGTAGCGTTTGTTCTTGTATCAGGGCCTGGCATATCGTCTTCATCTTCTACACCTGTTTCAACTCTATCATTATTTACAATTCTACCTGTTCTTTGATACATAAGTTGAACCCATCTATGACGACAGTTATACGACCCTCTCCAAGTAAAAATATCATACCCATCAGGCCCAACTTCATTTACTGAACGATTACTCATTTCCATAATGTCTTCAATCCTGAATACTCTACGAGCACTCATCATTTCAGCACAGAATGTTCTGTTTAAGTCATCTTTTGGGCCTACATACTTGTATCTAAATCTAACATCAGGAGTGTCCTGTGCTGATGGTATATTGGGATTAGAGATTATTTGGAACTCTTGTTTTCCAACTGGTTTTACCGCAGTTATTTCCCAACCTTCTTTTTCAAGAAACCCTTGTGGTTCTCCGTAAGCGTGAAACATTTGGATTACTTGTGGTATTTTTTCGTCAGCAAGAATATAGTGAGAACATTTGTTGTCCTCACAAGGTGTTTCTTGTTCTTGATTGAAATACTCAAAGTTTGCTTCGTGTGCTGGCATCTCTACCAACGCAATACCATCAAGCCCCGCTTCATCGTCTCCGTCCTGAATGATAAGTTCAATTATTTTAGGGGTCATATACTAATAAATATCAATTTTTTTAATAAGTTCAATCTTTTATAGTGTAGAACGAGTTTTAATATTCCTATCTAACATTTGTTGGTTAGACATATCACTCGCAACTACATAAGTTTTGATTGGTGCTTGTTGTAAAGTCATGGAGTTTTGTAGTTGTTGTAATGCTTGGTCTTGTGAGAATGAACCTACAGCAAGTCCTCCATCAGCAAATCTTTTTCCTCCACCTATGGCGTTGATTGAAGATAGTAATGGTCTAAACATCGCTGTTGATTGTGCGTTTATCACACTCTCACCATTACTCAACATGGCAGGTATTAAATCACTTTTTGGGCCTCCTATTCCTGATACTAAACCTCCTGTTGCCATACCTCTTGGTCTTGGAACTGCTGTGCCTGATGCGGCACCTGCTCCTGCTCCACCACCACTTGCTCCTGGCACAGGTGTTTTGATAATATCCGCAACTGCCTTGAAACCTACAAGTCCTGTCGCTACGGCTTGAACTATCGCATAAGCGGGGATAGGAACTTTACTGAATGCCGCAAGTTGTCCTGCGATGGCTGCGTAAGTATTGATAAGTGATGCTGCGACTGCGAGTGCTTTACCTGCTACTGTGTTTTTACCTATAATATCAGCCAACGCATTTACCGCTGCGGCAGTTGCTCCTAATAATTTTTGTTGAGCATCAAACTTCTTTTGTTCTATTGTGATTTGTGCTTCAGCATTAGCCTTCGCATCCGCAGTTTGTTTGTCTTTGATTGCTTTGATTTGGTCTGCGGTCAAACCTTCACGAGCAAGTTGTTCTGCGTAGTATCGTTCGTCTAATGCTTTTTTAGCATCAAGTAAGGCTTGTTGTTGGACTAAATCCCCTTCAGCCTTCCTCATATTCTCTGCGAACTTGTCGTCAGTTTCCTTCTTACTTGCTTCAGCAGATTTTAACGCTGTTTCTAAATCACTCTTGGCTCTCTTATCATTTTCTGCTTTTTTACTTGTGGTAAGGTTTTGTTCGTCAATAGCGATTTGAGCCAATCTATTCTTATCAGCGTCTGTAAGTTGTTTCTTACCTTCAATAAGTTTCTTCTCGTCGTCAAATGCTTTTTGTTGAG